CCATGAAGTATGCAAAATTTTCTTTGTCATAACTTCTACGGAGTGCCTCTAACTGATGCTCATAGGGTGTAGTTTTAAAGATAAAGTTCTCAGACATTTGGAACACTTATTGCATGAATTTTAATTTTTTTTAAAATCACTTGCCCACCTTCTTCAGAGACTCTTTGAACACTGACAATACATTTTTATTCTCATCTGACAAACCAGTATTTTTTTCTCTTCGTCTATCAAATCTTTCTTGAATAGTATGACAGGCCCACACTAGACCACAGTTCACGGAACAAAAGTATCCAAACTTTTGAATATACTTGCCAGTAAAAAGTTCGTAGTTGTATCTAACCTTACCATCAATATCAACCACTGGTATTTCTTTTTTGACAGTTAAATTACCAGTGTATTTTTCCCCAGGCTTTGTACCTGTCATTTTTACTATCTCTGGCTTACTGACTTTCTGGCAGTTATAACATTTAACTTTTTTATTCAGAAGTCTAGGACCTGCTATATCACTTCGTCTCATGCTTTTCTCCCTTGTATCCTTTATCCATGCGTCCAAAAAGTTCTAACATTTCTTGATGAGACTTTTCATGCCTCTTTCTTCTTCTATCGTATCTAGCCTTACTTGTAAGCAAAGCAACTGTCGCTGCGATAGTTCTGTTATCTTCTTTAGCTATCTCTTTAAGATCTCCATAAACATTTTCATGGACATTCAAAGATTTAAATCTTACAGGTTCATCTATGTCGCCCATCTCTTCTTCTATCTCTTGCAGCTCATCAGACGGATATCCGTCTTCATAAAGATCGATTAACCTCTCAAGTTTTTTCTTAGCTTCTTTTTTGGTTAGTACACCATGAATTGCATTTTCAATGACTTCGTGAATTGCGTCTTCCCAAAGTGCTTTTACTCTTCCCATAATATCTCCTATTATTAATTACAATTACTTATATATAAGTAATGGTTGGGAAATAATAAGTCAAGTAAATAATCTTTTATTTTTATGGGATACACTTTACATATAGTTTCTGTCATATTTTTTTGTTTGTAAAAATTTTTTAAAAATAGGTGTAACCAGTGTAACCTTGTAACCA